CATGGTTCTCGAGAACGCGTACAACTGGATTCTGGACCTCTCAGTGTCATCTGAGTTAGAGTTTACGATTCCCTACGTGTCCAACGTACCTTGGAAAGAAACATTGGTGAACCCTTTCAACAACACATTCTGGACAGACAAAGAACAATTCTCGACAGGAATCATCACAGTCACAGTGCTAACACCTCTGAGAAGAGCATCTGATGTGGTATCTAGCGATGCCCCTATCAACATGTGGCTGTCTGGTGATGACGACGTTTCTTTTGCAATTCCCGACTTTTCAAACTACTTTGTTCTTGACCCAACTCAAGCTGATGTGAATTTAACTGCTGAGGAAGCAGAGGAACTGAAAGCACAAGTTGACGCACCCGACTCATTTACGAGGTGGCATGAATGCACCTATTGCGGGCGCATCATTGATTGGGAAGAGAATCCGTACTGCTATGCTGACTGCCCGGGGCCACTTCGTGCGCAAGTTTTCAATTTGACACAACCCGGAGTAGAGCACAACGAGCAAGTGTCGGATGACTCCCAGAACATGTTTCCCAAGAGTAACATGAGCACGACAACAGCAGAAGAGCTTTGCATGGGAGAAAAGATAACGAACTTGAGACAGCTCTGCAAGAGATTTGCCCCCACGACACTGGGATATTCATATCCCTACAAGACGCCCGCCGGACAATATGCTTTCCCCGGACCCATACCCCTGAACAACGACAACTATTTGTTTAACCAAATCGAGATCGATCCAGCATTCATGGGAATTGCCGGGACAGATGCTATCAGTGAGCAATCCATTACGCTCCCAGTGAGTAAAGATGCCGAGAACACCATCACTGAAGCTGAAATGCCCGCCGTTCGAAAATATTGGTCTTCGAATCCTCTTCACAGGGTTTCTTACCTTTTCCGCTTTTACCGTGGAGGCAAAAGATATAAGGTGCTGAATCCTGTGACGAACGGAGTCAAGATTGAGAACGGTGGACTGCGAACGGCCCAACCGAAATGCACAGCAAGGAGTCCATACCAGACTGCTCACGACACCGTCACTTTCGAGTCTAATCGTCCAGCAGAACCCATCTTTGCTGTGAGAGATTGGCAGGTTGTCGAGAACGGAACGCTAGAGAACACCAAGATCAGCGCGTTCACTACTTTGGATCAGAACCCGCAATTCGAGCACATGGTCTATCCTGACGTGAACGGAGTCCTTGAGTTCGAGGTCCCCTACTATGGGCAGATGCCAATCTCACTTGTGGGTGAAGGCACTTTGAGCTCAGTTGACGGACCACTGGTGCGGAGATCGAAGATCTATCTCCGCAGGAACCACGATCCCAAGGGACTTGATCGTCCTCTATGGAACTTTTGCTCGGACGAGGAATTCCCCCACTCCACAGAGTGTGACCCCGGTATCAACAGGGGCAATGATGGAGGACATCGCGGGGCATTCGGTGGTTTCACACTTTATGAGGCTGCCGCCGACGATTTCTCATTCGGCTACCTTGTTGGAGCACCAAAATTGAAACGGCTCCAACAACCCTTATCATAAATTTTCAAATCTACCTAATTTGACAGGTGAACGTAGATTTTCTTTTTCTTTAACCAAGAGAACAACCCTTTGGGTGGTCGCTCTATATTACAACTATAGAGTCCTGACCGTATTGTCTAGTACAGATGAACCACCCACGGGGTGGATTAGTTTTATAGACTTACGCGGTTGGGTTCAGCCCATCGGTAATGATTCATGAAAATTAATTTGGTCGCAATAAAGAATAGTGTTGATTTTACTAAAATCTTTCTTTTTCTAATTGTAACGTTGTACTAGACACTATCCCCTAGTGAACACATTGTTATGCTTAACCGCTAAACATTAGGG